AACCAGCCCCAGCCCCGTGCCGCCATGGCGACGCGAGATGCTGGCATCCGCCTGACGAAACGCCTGGAACAATCGCGACTGATCGCGCTCGGGAATACCAATCCCGGTATCGCGGATCTGTATCGATTCGGAGGATGACGCACTGCTGGAGCTGTACGGCAGCGCATCAGAAAGCGCGGCGCAGCAGTTCCTCAACCGTCGGGTATTCCCGGACGCCGATTCCATGGCTGCCGCCGTTCTCGATGGCACTGCTGGCATCGATCCCATCCTCGTCAATGACTCGATCAGGGCCGCTGTCCTACTGATGCTAGGCCACCTATACCGAACGCGGGAAGACGTACAGGGGAGTGGTGGGGCGACAGTGCAGGTACCGATGGGGGCGCACAGTTTGCTCTGGCCGTACCGCATCGGCTTGGGGGTCTAATGAGCATCGGAGCCGGAGAGTTGCGTCATCGCGTGCTGATCCAGCAGCAGGTGACCACCCGAGACGATGACGGCGTGTCGTATACCACCTGGGTCGACGTGGCCATGGTGTGGGCCGCCGTTGAGCCGCTGTCGGCGCGTGAGTTCATCCAGTCCGGGCAGACGCAGGCGGCGGTCACGGCGCGCATCACGATCCGGTACCGCGCCGGGTTGCAGGCTTCGATGCGCATCCTGCACCGCAGCCAGGTCTACAACATCGCCGGCCTTCTGCCCGATAAGGTGTCTGGCCTGGAGTACATCACGATCCTGGTGTCAGGCGGCGCCAATGAGGGGCAATAGCCATGGATGTTGGCCGCGTAGAGATCAAGGGGGCAGACGAGATTCAGCGCCTACTCAAGAATCTTCCCGTCGAGGTCGTGAGCAAGCGTGGCGGCCCGGTGAAGCTTGCCCTTGCGAAGGGCGCAAGGTTCATCAGGGATCGCGAGCGAGAGGCACTGCGCTCGGTCCTGGTGGAGGGCGACCAGTCTACTGGCCTGCTGGAGGAGAACATCATCGCAAGTCGCGGCAAGCCGCCCAGCGGCGGCAACGGCGAGCGTTACCTCGTCAGGGTCAAACGGAAGATGTACCCAGGGCGGAAGGGCCAGCGCGTGAGTACGCTGAAGTCGGCGCAGATCAAGGAATACGGCTCCTCGAAACAGGCCTCCGCTTCGTTCATTCGTCGCACCGTGCGCACCCATGGCGGTCAGGCCATCACCATCATTGTCGAGGATCTGAAGGCGCGCCTTGATCGGGTCGTAAAGAAGCTCGCAAGCAGCGGAGGTGCCGCCTGATGTTCCCGAAGGTTTATAGGACGATTCACACCCCCGCTGTCGCTGCCATCGTTGCGGACAGGATCGGAAGGCATGGCGAGATCGGGCCGATAACGGACAAACGCTACATCACCTGGCAGATCATCGGTGATGACCCGCAGCTGCAGCTCAGTGGCGAACCATGCACCAACTTCACCGCAGTGCAGATTGACTGCTATCACGACCAAGATGCCGGCGCGGAAGCCTTGGCAGTCGCGGTGCGGGCCGCGCTCAATGCCGCTCGCATCGCAAACCGCGTTGTCATTGATGGCCGCGACACGGATACCCGTCTGTACCGGGTAGGCCTACAGGCCGACTTCATCGGGCTTTAGCTCGAACCACAACCCGCAATGAGCCGCCGTTTGGCGGCTTTTTCTATGCCCGGAGGAGGGCTAAGCAATGGCCGAAACCGACGAAACCGTACTCACCCAAGGGACTGAGCTTTTCTTCGTTGACACGATCACCACGCCGGGAACTCCGCGCCTGGTCAAACTGAACTGCCCCACGGGCATCACCGGCATGGGTGGCGGCGCGCCGTCCCAGATCAGCACCACGTGCCTGGGCAACAAGGTGGGTGAAACCTCCAAGCCCGGCCTCAACCAGGTTGCGTCCCCGTCCGTCCCCTACCACTTCAAGCCGACCCGCATCTCCCATCGCCTGCTGACGAAGATGCAGGAATCAAAGCAGGTCTTCCACTGGATGGCCTGCCTTTCCGATGGCATCGATCCCCCGGAGCTGGAGGCGGATGGGACGCTCACCGCGCCTGAGGGCCGAACGTCCATCGAGTTCGATGCGTACGTGGCAACCAACACCCTGGACATCGCCACCAACGAGATCGTGCGTGGAACCGCAAGCCTGACCCAGCAGGCAGAAGGCCAGGTACTCCACTGGAACGGCGGGGCAGTCAACAACGCCGACCTGGTGCCGCCGCCCGGCCCGTAGTCGACACCATATGCGCCGGCTCCCAACG